ATATAACATATGGTGTTAAAAAATGAAAAAGCTTTTGCTTTTATCTGGGTTATTGTTAGCTGGATGCAGCCAAACAGTCAGTCTATTAACACCTGAATACAAAATAGTCAAGGCTCCTGATACACTTTACGAGTGTCCAACGTTGACTAAGTTTCCAAAAGCTGATACACTAACTGATGAACAGGTTGGTAGGCTAATCCTTAGATTGCAAAGAAATAATATTGCGTGTAAGAATTCTTCTGAAGCAGTACATAAATTTTATGATGATGCAGAGCAAACCATTTCTAAAAAATAACTAGTTGACTATTTCTATATTCCATGTATACTATCCTTATTGGATTTAAATAGGATATAGAACATGAGTAATACATTGTGGCTTGATCAGAAGTTTGCATCCCTGATGGGTACACAGCTCGAGCAATTTAAGGTAATTAAAACAAGACCTTATAATGCTAAGTTTAGATGTAATGTTTGTGGTGACTCTCAAACAAGTAAATTTAAGACCCGAGGCCACTTCTACGAGCATTCTGGTAGAATTAACGTTAAATGCTTTAATTGCAGTTACAGCTCTTCATTAAATAAATTCATCAAGACATATAATCCTGTACTTTATACTGAATATAGGTTAGAATACTTAAGGGAATTGGGGCAACCTGATGAGCCCGAAAAATTTGTTACTAGTATGGAAAAGTTTTCTTCTCGGAGAATTGATCATTTTGACCCATTTAAAGAATTACGTAAAATATCGCAATTAAAGCCTGAACATCCCGCAAAAAGGTATATTTCTGAAAGAGGTATTCCTCCACACGTTCATTATCGAATTTACTATTCGCATACATACTATGCTTGGGTAAATTCAATGCTACCAGGGAAGTTTAGTGACAAGGTTCTTGCATTAGACGAGCCACGTATTGTATTTCCTTTTATTGATTCAAAGGGGTATGTTTTTGGGTTTACCGGTAGATCAACGAGTAAGACATCTACATTGAGATACGCTACAATCATACTTGATCAAACTAAAGATAAAATATTTGGACTAGATAGTATAGATAGAAATAAACCAGTTTATGTGGTAGAGGGTCCAATCGATAGCTTGTTTCTTGATAATTGTGTTGCAATGGCAGGCTCTGATGTTAACCTTAATAATATTGCTGAAAGAGATAAAATCGTTGTAGTATATGATAACGAACCGCGAAATAAAGAAATAGTTAAAAAGATTCAACGAGCTATCGACCAGCAATATAAAGTTTGTATCTGGCCAGATAATATAGATGAAAAAGACATCAACGATATGGTAATGTCAGGATTGCCTGGTCCTGCAGTACAACATATTATTGATGCAAATACCTTCAGTGGTTTATCTGCAAAAATGAGGTTGCAGCAGTGGGGAAAAATATGAAGAGCTTTACAGTACAAATACAATTTGATATAAGAGAGGGCGAGTATTACATGCCCATTCCTGATGATATGTTAGCATCCTTAGCTAACCTGGGATGGAATATTGATAGCCAACTCGAGTGGATTGATAACAAAGACAAGACGTTTACAATTAAAAAGAAAGAAGAACAACAATGAGCAACTTTCTACCAACATTATACCAAGAATTTATTTACAAGAGCCGTTATGCAAAATACCTCGACAAAGAACAACGTCGTGAGAATTGGAATGAAACTGTTGCTCGTTACTTTGATTTTATGACAGGCCATCTTCAAAAGAATTTTAGTTATACATTAGCTGATGCTGACCGCAAAGAGTTAGAGGATGCAGTTCTTGCATTAGAAGTAATGCCTTCAATGCGTGCTTTAATGACTGCAGGCCCAGCTCTAGAACGTGACAATACTTGTGCATATAATTGCTCTTATATTGCTGTAGATGATCCAAAGGCATTTGATGAAGCAATGTTGATTCTTATGAATGGAACAGGCGTAGGATTTTCTGTTGAACGTCAGTATGTTAACCAGCTTCCAGAAATTCCTTCAAGAATGTATGATAGTGATACAACCATTGTTGTTAAGGATAGCAAAGAAGGTTGGTCCAAGGGTTATCGTCAGTTGATTGCTCTTCTTTATTCTGGTGAAGTACCAAAGTGGGATCTTTCTCTTCTTCGTCCTGCTGGTGCTCGTCTTAAGACTTTTGGCGGTCGTTCTTCTGGTCCAGGCCCACTTGATGATCTATTCAAGTTCACCATTAAGATGTTCCGTGCAGCAGTTGGTCGTAAGTTAAATTCACTTGAATCACATGATATTATGTGTAAGATTGGTGAAGTAGTAGTAGTTGGTGGCGTTCGTCGTTCTGCTATGATTAGCTTGTCAAACCTCACTGATGAGCGTATGCGTGGTGCTAAGAATGGTTCATGGTGGGAAACTAATCCACATCGTGCTCTTTCCAACAACTCTGCAGCATATACAGAGAAGCCAGAGATGGGTACATTCATGCGCGAATGGCTTTCGTTGTATGATTCAAAGTCAGGTGAGCGTGGTATTTTCTCACGTGTTGCATCTCAGAACCAGGCAAAGAAGTTTGGTCGTCGTGATCCTAATCATGATTTTGGCACCAATCCTTGCTCAGAAATTATTCTTCGTCCTAACCAATTTTGTAACCTAACAGAAATTGTTGTACGTGGAACTGATAGTGTTGCAGATTTGGAACGTAAGGTACGTCTTGCTGCACGTATTGGCACACTACAATCTACTCTTACTAAGTTCCCTTATCTTCGTAAGGTTTGGACTACTAATACTGAAGAAGAAAGACTTCTTGGCGTTAGCATGACTGGTATTATGGATAATACATTGACAAATGGTCGTGAAGGAATTGAACAACTTAAGACTACATTGGAAATGCTTCGTGCTACAGCTGTTATTGCAAATGCAGATCTAGCAGGTGAAATTGGTATTCCACAGGCAGCTGCTGTAACTTGCGTCAAGCCTTCTGGAACTGTTTCTCAGCTAGTTGATTCAGCTTCTGGTATTCATGCTCGTCATGCAGAATACTATATTCGTACTGTTCGTGGTGATAATAAAGATCCATTGACAATGCTTATGAAGGAATCTGGTTTTCCTAATGAACCAGATGTAATGAAGCCCGATGCAACTACAGTATTTTCATTCCCAATGAAGTCACCTGATGGTGCTGTTACACGCAATGAAATGACTGCTATTGAACAGCTAGAGATGTGGATGATTTATCAGCGTCATTGGTGTGAACATAAGCCTTCTGTTACTATCTCCGTCAAGGAAGATGAATGGATGGCAGTGGGATCATTCGTATATGAGAACTTTGATGAGATCTCTGGTATTTCATTCCTTCCTCATTCAGATCACGTGTATCGTCAGGCTCCTTATCAAGATTGTGGTAAGTCAGATTTTGAGATGTTATCTGCACTTATGCCAAAGGAAATTGATTGGGAAAAGCTTGCAAGCTATGAAAAGGTTGATAGTACAACTGGCTCACAAACTCTTGCTTGTGCAGCTGATGGTTGTGAAATAGTGGATCTTATTCAATGACGAGCTCACCATGTGAAAGTACTTGTGTGCTAGATTCAGAACATAAGTACTGTGAGAAGTGTGGTCGTGATACCAATGATATTCAACATTGGCTAAATTATTCAGAAGAAAAAAGAAAACAAATTATAAAGCAAATCAAACAAAAAAGGAAAATTCAAAATGGATTGGGAACAAGTAATTGATTCATTAATTGAGTTAGTCAAGGATGAAGAAGTAAGAACAAATATTTACAACACTCTTTTAACTGCTTCGGAAGAGGTTGATGAAGATTATGTTGTAATAAACATCCATGGGATAGATGATGCTTTTGATAATGCTTGGGTTCTTTATCAAGATAGTTTCGAAATTGATGAAGAAGACGAAGATGAGGAAGATGAAGAAGACAACGACTATGAGACTGATGAAGATTGGTCTGTAGAGGAGTCAGAAGAATAAAAATGAGAATTGTTGGGATAGATTACAGTCTATCATCTCCCTGTATATGTATTTGTGACATTAATAATTTTAATTTGCTTAATTGTAAGTTTTATTACTTGACGGACATAAAGAAATATAATGTTGATGTTGATAATATACAGGGAGAACTTCATTCTCACCACTTTTGCCAAGAAGAAAGATTTTATAATATTACCAGTTGGGTGTTGTCTAAATTACAAGAAGATGATATCATATACCTAGAAGGATACTCGATGGGTTCAACTGGCATGGTATTTAATATCGCTGAAAATGCAGGCTTATTGAAGCATTATCTATGGAAAAGAAAGCATAGATACAATATGATACCACCTACCGTTATTAAGAAATTTGCAACGGGAAAAGGTAATGCTAACAAGCAGATGTTACAAGATTGTTTTGAAGAACAAACAAACTATTATATTAAGAAGAAACTAATGATTAGCGACAAACAATGGAACCCATCTTCAGATATTATTGATAGTTATTTTATTTGTAAGTATGGAATTGAACAGGAGATAAAAAATGTGGAAGTCAATTAAACAGCTTTTCGGCTTTGGTGAAAAGCAAATTGCAGTGTTAACTGAGAAACCAATTGAAGATACTGTAGATAATACTGCAGATATTGTAGCAAGACTTGTTGCAAAGCCAGCAGGACCACCAGCTTGTGGTTGTGGTCGTTCTCCTACTGGCAATTGTGTTGGACTACATAAGTTGTCAGAAGAAGCTTGGGCTACTGATGATCGTAATCCAAATAAAGTAGCAGTTGTAGTTCCAGAAGTTACTGTTATTACAGCTCCTATTACAAAACCAAAATCAGCAAAGAAAACTTCTAAGAAGTCTAATGCAAAGAAATGATGATATTAAAGTTTGTTCTGAGGTAGGAAGTAACGTACCAGCCGTTGTTGGTAACTGTCCTTCTTGTGGTCTTGGAGACAGATCGTTAATTATTATTGATTTTGTACGCAATACTCAATTACCAGAACATAGCACCGTGTATTTAAAATGTATGGGATGCTCTACGATTACACAAAAAAAAATTATTGATATAGCAGAGGAAACATAGTTATGGCCGGTAAAGCAAAAAGAGCAAAGTACACTTCTAAAGGTCAACGCGAAAGCGTTTCCAAGGATACTGTAAAGGCACTGCGAAATGAAAAGTCAGATCTTGATAAGATTTTGAATAAATTAAAGGTCTGGTCTAAGGGTAAGAAGGTTATGGTCACCATTCCTAATCCTAATAAGAATGAAACAAACAAGCGTTTTATTCGCGTCGAAGGCACTCACTCTGGTGCATTTGGTCCATGGAAAAGGCCCGATAAGGATACTGGTATTCGGATGACTTCGCATGATTAACATATTCGGTAAGCATGATTGCAACTGGTGCAATTTAGCAAAAGAAGCTGTTGAGCAAAGAAATCTTCCATACAAATACTTTTATGTGGGTGAAGATGTAGGAATTGATTTTATCTTGGAGAACTTTCCAGGTGTAAAGACTGTTCCTATTATACAGGTGAATGGTAACCACATTGGTGGTTACCAAGATTTAATTCGTTATTTGGAGGATACATCCGGTGGACACGCAGACAATATCTAAAT